AACACGCAGGAGCGAACAAAAATGGTTTCTTTGAGGTAGTAGAAAGGGTATCACTAGATGCGGTTACAAAAGAGAGACAGTTGATACGATCCACAAGAGAAACATTTGAAGAAGAACAAAAACTCATGCCATTGAAGTTTGGCGACATGATTATGACTGGTGGTGTCTTGTCCTATGAAGCTAACATAGAAAGCGGAGGGGTGGGGGCAAGGTATTTAGGTATCGGCATGTCACGAAAAATAAGACGTGACCAGATAACCGTAAGCCTTAGAACAGTTTCAGTTTCTACAGGTCGTGTGCTTATAGAAACATTAGTTACAAAAACAGTTTTCTCAGCATCACTTGATAATGATGTATTTAGATTTATATCTGACGAGACAGAACTGGTAGAATTGGAAGGTGGTACTGTAAAGAACGAGCCAATGAGCATAGCTTTGCAGATAGCAATAGAAACAGCAGTGCTTCAGACAATAGAAGAAGGAGTGAAACATAATTTTTGGAGGTACAAATGAAGAAAATTTTACTCATGTTTCTGTTAGCTATGCCATTGATGGGTGCTGACAATGAAATATTCGTTGACCAGAGCAGTGGTTCATCAAACTCTAATATGGATTTAGAGCAACTAGGCTCAGGTAACATAATTGGAGGTATAGATGCTGAAGCAGGAGCAATGACTGCTCTTGACTTAGATGGCACAGCTATGACTCTTGACATAAATCAGATTGGAGACAGTAACAAATTCTTAGGTGACATCACCGCAGATTCATATACTGGCTTCTTTGAATTTGACGGCAACAGCAACACCTTTAATATGAACACTGATAAGACTAACACCTACGGTGCAGACTCATCTAACGTAAATGTTGACGTCACTGGCAATAGTAATACCTTTACTTTAAATCAAGCCACCACTGCTTTGGCCGCTACGCTTGATTTAGATTGGATTATAAATGGTTCAAGTAACAGCATAACAGCAGCCATAGATGTAGATGGTGCTACTAACTACATGGATATAGACGGTTCTGATAATACTGTCACATATGATGGAGATGGTTACGCAGGTGGATATTTCTGGCTTGATCACACAGGCAGTGATAGAACTTTTAATATACAACAAAAATCAACACAAGATAATGACTGGCTTAAAATTATTAGCGTTGGTTCTACTACTAGCTCAGTCTGTGTTATCCAAAACGATCAAGGCACAAGCACAGGCTGTTGATATAGGTAGTATCAGCGAACTTAAAGGCAACGCGCAGGTTTACAGAGATAAAGCCTATGGTGCTGAGTTAGCTTTTCCTATACAGCAACTTGACAACGTAAAGACTGAGGCAGGTAGAGTTGCTATAAGGTTTGAAGATGATACCGTTGTAAGAGTAATGGACCATAGCAAATTGGTCATAAATTCTTATATATATGATCCTAACCCAAAAAAATCACAAATGGCTTTGCGGTTTGCCAGTGGCACTGCGCGTTTTGTTACAGGTAAATTTAACAACAAGAAAGCCATTAAAATACAAACACCTAGTGCTGATGTTTTTGTGAGGGGTACAGACTTTACAATTACAACCACGCCTGAAACTGGAGCATCACTTGTTATTCTTTTGCCAGATCAATACGGTAATTCAAGTGGTGAAATATCTGTAGAAACTGCAGCAGGTCAAGTTATCTTGAATCAACCATATCAAGCCACAACTACAAGTACCTTTAACTCCGCACCTACTAAGCCTGTCACTTTAGATATAACACTTGATCTAATAGACAATATGCTAATTGTAAATCCACCTAAAGAAACAGATAACATCATTGCCGAAGAGGCACAACAATCAAGTGCTGACTATCTAGACTTTTCTGATCTTGATATAGATTTCTTAGCTGAAGATTTTTTAGACAACTCTGAAGAACTAACTTTTACAGAATTAGATATCAACTATCTAGACGTAAACTTTCTTGAGGACTTACTGAATATCATAGATGCACTTGCCGTATCTGAAGAAGAGGACAAGTTAAATCAACTTGCAACAGGAATTAGGATAGCAGGTACAGAGATAGGGCAAGATAAAGACACACAAATAACAACCATAATAACTGGTCAGATAGTTAGTATCAGAAGGGCGGTAGGAGATACATTTAGATTAGATTTAGATGGTTCTAGTTCATACACTTTGCTACTTACACAAAATGGTGTAGAAAATTTAGTCAAAGTAAACGGTGGTTCAGACAATACAATCAAGATAACACAGGGAAACTAATGAAAAAATATTTAGGCATAATCATAACCACAGTCTTGCTTTTACCTTTGCTGTTTCAAATAACACCGCTAAAGATACTAAAACTTAAAACATTTGATGCTTTTTTACCCAAACAAGAACCTACAGGTAACTTTGTAATTTTAGATATTGATGAACAAGATATAGCAAATGAAGGTGGATGGCCTCTACCTAGACAAAGATTAGCAGAGATACACATAGACCTGTTGAAAGCAGGCAGTCTTGGTGTGGGTTGGGTTCTTACATTTCCACAGCCTGACAGAATGGGCGGTGATGCTGCTTTTGCAGAAGCCTTAAACTATGGACCGACTGTAATGTCTATATTTGAAAATGACAATGGCAGTTATCCACCAACAACAGGAACAGTAATTTTAGGTGAAGATACAGGCGGTGGATTTAGGGCAAGGGGTATTGTTGAAAATATAGATCTACTAAAAAAATACTCTGCACAGGGTATTGCATCTGCCCCTACAGACGTAGATGGTTTAGTAAGACAAGTGCCTTTGCTTCTGCGTACAGATGATGGTTTTGCATCTGCATTTTCTATAGAAGTATTAAAGCAGTTAGTACAACAAGACACTTACATTATAAATATGATTGATAATGAAGTTACTGTGTCATCAATACCACCTATAAAGGTGGATAGCATGTTGCGTAAGTGGATAAGCTATGTAGATACACCAACTATAGGTCTTGATGAGCTTGAGAAAGCCGCTGATGCCTATGTAATTGTAGGCACTAGCGGCGGCGGTATCATGCCGCAGGTTGCAACGCCAGTTGGTCTTTTATATCCACATCAATTACAAGCATCAATAACAGAATCACTGCTTATACCAGACACGCCACAAATACCAGAACTGCACCTGCCCATAGAAGTATCTATATTTATACTCTTGGTCTTAATTTCGTGGCTTTTAACGCAAAAACTATCTATGACCATAGGGTTACTTAGTTTTTCATCTGTTTTTGTCTCTACGCTCGTTTTTGGCATATATACAATAAAAAATGGATACTTGGTAGACGTTACATGGACACTAATATCACAATTTATAATTGCTAGCGTTTCTTACTATCTAAAATTTGTTGAGCAATACAAGTTAAGACAGCAAATTAAGAAACAATTTGAACACTATCTTGACCCTAGACAGGTTAGACAGCTACAAAAGAATCCAGACCAACTCAAACTTGGTGGTGAAAAGAAATATGCCACCTTCCTATTTACAGACGTACGTGGATTTACTTCACTATCTGAGACACTAGAGCCTGAAGAAGTGACCTACATAATGAATAAAGCTTTGACTGCACAACAAAAAGCAGTACAGGCACATGGCGGTATGGTAGATAAATATATAGGGGATGCAATGATGGCTATATTTAATGCCCCTTTAGATTTAGAACATCATGAAAATAAAGCTATTGATTGTGCAAAAGATATACAAAAAAACATGGAAATTTTAAATGATGAATTGGTAGAAAAAGGCATCAAGCCAGTTGCTATAGGTATCGGTATTAATACAGGCTACGCAGTTATTGGCAACATGGGCAGTGAACAAAGGTTTGATTACACAGCTATAGGCGACGCTGTGAACACAGGAGCAAGGCTAGAAAGCGGTACAAAAGATGCAGGAGTTGATTTGCTCATTGGCTACAATACTGCTATAAAGAGTGACTATACTTTGAAAAAACTTGAGCCAATAGCGGCAAAAGGTAAGAAAGAACCATTACAGGTGTATACATGGGCATGAATTTATCAGTAGTATTAGGTGGGTTGTTAATTGCAACAATCGCAAGTACAGCTTGGTATATTGACTATCAAGCTGATCAAATCAGTACTCTCAAAGGCAACCAAATAGTTTTGGAAACACAGATAGAAGAACAAAATGCATCTATAGAGCGTTATTTGAAACAACAAAAAGCACAAGAAGAACAGCTTAATGTATTAGAAGAAGAAAGACGGAAGGCTATGCAAGATGTTAATAAACTAAGGAAAACATTTGCCAATTTGGATTTAGATCAAGAGGCACTAGCTGATCCAGTAGATCTCCAAAATAGAATTAACAAAGGATCATTAAGAGTTTTAACCACACTTGAAAAATTAACCAATCCAAATCAGTTTGATGAAAAATTTAATTCTAATTAGCTTGTCAGTATTTTTGGCAAGTTGTTCTATGCTACAAACGACCAAGCCTGTACAAGTTAAAACTATATCTGAACGAACACCAATATATCATCCACCACTACCGTACCCTATGAGTCTTACAGAGGTAGATTGGGAAGTAATGACACCTATAACCATGCAAGAATATTTAGACAATCTTGCCACAGGTAATGCGCCTGAACGTGCCTTTTATACGCTATCAAGCCAAGAATACCAAAACCTATCCATGACTATGAGCGAAGTTACAAGATATACAAGAGATATACTGTCAATAATTAAATATTACAGAGAGCTTGATAAGGCAGAAGCAGATCAAGTAGAATCCAAAAGGTAATACCATATAGGAGAAAATTATGGAGATTATGGAAATAATAAACTGGATAACTTGGATAGTGACAGCAGCATCTGCAATTGCAGCATCTACTCCAACGCCAAAAGATGATGCAATAATAGGCAAGGCCTATAAATTTATTGATGCACTTGCGCTCAATATTTTAAAAGCCAAAGACAAAGCGCCTAGCACACCTAACGCAGAGTCCAAGTAATGTCAGAATCGCCTGATGCCTTTGTCTATAATGCAACCCTAGAAAGGGTGGTTGATGGCGATACTGTTGATGTCACACTAGATCTAGGTTTTAGTGTAAAACTACACAAACAAAGAGTGCGCTTGGCAGGTATAGATACACCTGAAAGCAGAACTAGAAATCTAGCAGAAAAGGCTTTAGGTCTAAAAGCTAAAAATAGATTGATAGAACTATGTACAGGTGCATTTAAAGTCAAATCACTAGGTAAAGGTAAATATGGAAGGATTTTGGGCATCCCTTATACAGAAGATGGCGAAGATATTTGCCAAAAACTCATTAGCGAAGGACACGCAGTTGAATACTGGGGCGGCACAAAGAAAGCAAGAGTCCGAGAAGATGGTACATGGGGAGAATAAGATGCACATATCAGAAGAAGGTTTATCACTTATAAAAAAATTTGAAGGTTGTCCTACAAAAGGAGGTCTTGCAGTACCGTATATCTGTCCTGCAGGTGTTCTTACGATAGGCTATGGTCATACCAGAACAGTCAAAGAGCATGACAAGTGGACACTAGATCATGCAAGCTACATACTTAGAGAAGAAATAGAAGATGAGTATGAGCCATATATAGAAAAATTAGTAAAAGTGCCTCTTAATCAAAATCAATTTGACGCCTTAGTTGCGTGGATTTTCAACTTAGGACCAACAAATTTTCAAGAAAGCACTTTGCTTAAAGTATTAAACGAAGGCAAATATAATGAAGTACCTGCACAAATGAAAAGATGGAACAAAGCCAATGGTGA